ATTAATCCAAATCCTCGGGACGGGGTATGCGCACAGAGTGCATACATAGGTGGGCGTGGCAAACCCTTAATCCATAAGTCAGCCTTTAGAACCACACGTCCTGAGCATGACAGCAAACTGCTCGCCCTCACCACTCATTCTTTGGAGCCCCCATGGAAGAACACCTACCCATATGCACCTGCTGTTATGCAGTGCGCGTAGAACCCCATCGTGCAAAACACGAACGCCCGACCTGTATGCAATGTGGCGAGAAGATCGCCCAAAAGGAACTCAAACGCAAATCATCCATGTGTCAGCCGATCAACAAGTCAGCGCCGACATACATAAGTGATCTATCCATGCTAATGCAACTTAACCCCAAGAGGACAACATGAACCTAGTAGAAGAAGCGATCACCGGCCATTGGGGTGAGCGATGCCTTGAACACGAAGACGGATGCCCTGTATGTAATGCATGGAGGCAGTACGACAACCTGACTACACACAACGAGATGCACTACAAAGCATTGAACAATCTAACTCGTGAGAAAGAGATGCGCATGGCCATTATGAAATTAATCATAGAAGGCCGAGACAGTGACATGACTAGATTCATGGCCTTGTCAAACCAACTGGAGGATTTCAAATGACACCAACTGAACTGTACAACATCTTAGACGACAATGGAGTTGAGTATGAGGTCGTGGAAAACTTTGAAGGGCTACGTACTATCAACTTTGAAGTGGAGGAAGAAGATGACCAAGAATGACATTGAACTGACTGACTATTTAGCTCAGTGCACCAAGATATCCACGACAGACTTTGGTCGGAGTTACTTCCATGTCTACACACTCGTGACGCTATACAAAACCTATGGCGATCGCTTTCTCAAAGAACTAAGCAAAAGGATGATATGACTGAACCAACAACAATCTACTACACATACCACACTGATCCCGGCCATGGATGGCTAGAGGTAGGCGTAGACGAACTGATACTACTGGGCATCGGGGAAAAGATCAGCTCTTACTCATACATCAATGGAGGCAAAGCGTATCTCGAAGAGGACTGCGACATGGGCTTATTTATTCGCACCATGGAGGCTAATGGCGTCGAGGTCAAACTTACTCACATCAACGAGCCCACGAAGGATTCAGTCATTCGCTCATATCGGAGGTTCCCATGACATGGCATAAATTTGAAAGAGTTGTGTTCTTGCTAGCGTTGGTCGTGCTAGCACTGGACTTGTTAGTATGGCGACCGAATTAATCACCACTCACTTACTTAAAGGTTCATTATGCGTTATTCAAACATCAAGAAGTCTGTCGTCGAGCAGTTCAAAGCCCCTCAGGGTCACAAGATCGTGCCATTCATCCTCGGTGCTCCCGGCGGTGGCAAGTCAGCTTGCGCTCGTGAGATCATGGCCGAACTTGGCCTCGATCATGTCGTGGAGTTCACGGCTTCATTGCGTGACCCTGTGGATGTGCTTGGTACACCTAACAACACTGGCGAGTTCACTCGGTGGGTTCCGCCCGAAGAGTTCTACAAGCTACGCAAGGGTCGTGTCGGTCTGATCTTGGAAGAGTTGTCCGATGCTCCGATCCCCATGCAGAACGCATTGTGCGGTGTAGTGTATGACCGCCGTGCCGGTAATCTGATGCTAGCCAACGAGCAGACCCCTGAGGATGTACTGTTCATCATTGCCACTGGCAATCGTACCGAAGACAAGTCAGGTGCTAATCGCATCACATCCAAGCTGGCCAATCGTACTCGTCGCTTTGACTTCCAAGAGAATCTCGATGACCTGACTGCCTATGCCCTTGACAGTGGATGGAAGACTGACCTGATTCAGTTCTTGCGATTCAGACCCGGCCTGATCTCTGACTTTGATGCCAATCGCTTTGCCAACCCAACGCCTCGTTCATGGGAGCGTGTCAGCCTCGTGCCTGATTCATTGGACGCATCGCTGTTCTTGGAGAATGTCATTGGCGAGGTCGGTGAGGGTGCTGCTGCTGAGTATGTTGGCTTCCGACGTATCTACTCGCAACTGCCTAACATCGATGCTCTCTTGCTCGATCCCAAGGGTGCTCAGGTTCCGACTGACCCTGCGGTGCGGTATGCGATAACAGGTGCGCTTGCTCGTAAGGCCACGGTGGACAACATCGACAGGATCATGGCTTACACATCACGTCTGCCTGCCGAGTTTGCGGTGATGACCATCAAGGACTCCATCAAGCTAGCGCCTAAGATTACATCGACAAGAGCGTTTATCGAATGGTCTACTGCCAATGCAGAGGTGCTGATGTGAAATGGGACTACAACCCCGGTATGGGCACACACTTCCTGATGGGGCCGTGGAAAGCCCCTGATGGGAGGCTCGATCATAGACAGACAAGGCAGTACGCCCATGTGCTAGACACCTCGGGTGGTGTGTACTGGGCTTGCCTCAACCCTAATGAACAACCAACAAAGTTCTACAACTTAGACGAGGCCAAGGCATACACATTAGCTATGGTGAGGCTATCGTGAAGTATGTGTGGGTAGCCAGTACCGAATACGTACACACGCTATTCAAGCAACATCCCGATCACAAGATACCGCAGAAGATGGCATGGGTAGCAATTAAGTTTACCCCTGAGGGCGGTGGAACGTGGCGGGCTCACATCATCAAAACAAAAGAGGGACAAACATTCCCTACCATGCAACAAGCCAAAGACTGGGCACAAGCAGTCATCCTACTAACTCAATGAAAGGTAACTATGCAACACGCAAAACTCTCCGACAAGGTAATTCTTGTCAAGCTCACGCAACGTCGTGCACCACTCACCAAGCGCGACAAGGCGCTGACCAACCAACTGCAAACGCAGTACAACGACAACTCACTGACGGCAATCTACAAGTTGTTTCGTGATATCAACAGTCCCATCAACAAGCTGATGAAGAAGCACAACGAGGTCTATGCGTATCACAAGCAGAACACCATACCCCACATTGATGCAGGTCCAAGGATGCTCCCCTCTACGCTGTACTTTGAGTATGCACAAGAGATGAAGCAACGTGTGGCCGTGGTGGAGAAGATGGCCAATCAGTGCTATCAAGACTATGACCAAATCGTGCAAGACGATGTGATGTTCCGCAACAGTGGCCATGCATCGGGCAGAGCTAACAAGGCAGAGTATCCAACGGCAGAGCAGTTCCGCAATGCGGTGGGTAGTGACTTGCGGTTCTCTCCCATGCCTGACAAACGTCACTTCCTGTTCGATCTGTCTGATGAGGACTTGGCTGAGTTCGACCGTGCCGAAGCAGAGCTTGCATCTGTGGCTCGTGAGGACACCATCAACCGCATGCTCAAACCACTGGCTGATCTAACACGCAGACTTGGTGAGTATCAGGGCAACAAGGGTGAACGCTTTCACAATTCACTCATGGAGAATGTGCTCGAGGGGTGTGCAACGGCGCGTAAGTTGGCTATCGATCCATCACCTGAGCTTGTACAAGAGATCAATGAGATCGAGCAACTGGCCAGTAACTATCTACAGAACGTGGAGATCATCAAGGGCTCAGCCAATGCCCGAGTCGAGGCTCGTAAGAAGCTAGACGAAGCAACTGAGCGTTTATCAGCATACAACTTTTAAGGAACACATGCGACCAACTCTATATCAGGCATCTAGGATGCTAACGACTGTCGGTGTAACGGCTGACATTCAGTTCAACCCAATGCAAGTCACAACGAGGATGCGCAAGTCTATTCAGCGTCAAGTTGAGTCAGGCAATATCACTGGTGGATGGTCATCTCATGCATCTCGACTCGCCAAGGTATTGTGTATGCAGTTCAAGTTACCCTATGTTCGTGGGGACTACTGGGGTTTGCATATACAGTTCACTGATGAGAAGGCTAGAGCCGAGGCCACTGCACTTATCCGTGCTGACTGGTCAGCGTATGTCCTTAGCAATACCGATCATCAAGCGTGGATAGATCGTAACAAGGGGTACGTCAACGAGCATATCAAGCTCATTGAAGCTGGCGGGCCATGCCATGTACGCTTTTACAGTGGTAAGGAATATGTGCAACTGATGCGTGACTTATGTGTCCGAAGCCGTACCCCATCCGATGTATTCAATGCAAAGCAAGTATCCAACATGCTTAACCAAGACTCTCCCATCCGTATCAACCAACACAACTGGAAAGACTAATCATGGCAATCACAACCTTAGACAAAGCTAAAGTGTCCATCGTGACACAACATCCCTTCTTTGCATCCATGCTGATGAAGCGTCAGCTCATCGAAGACGAGAGCATCAAGACAGCAGCAGTCGATCAGCGCGGTCAGATATACATCAACCCCACATGGTTCAACACCCTCACTGTAGATCAGATCGTGTTTGTGTTAGCTCACGAGGTTGGCCACATCATGGGTCAGCATGCCCTGCGTCGTGGCTCTCGTACCCCCAAGCGTTGGAACATTGCAGGCGATGCGTGGATCAATGACATGCTCAAGGATGCCGGCATCGGTGATCCCATTGCAGGGTGCGTGGACATGCCCGGCTCCAAGGACAGAACAACCGATGCTATCTACAACGACTTGCCTGATGATCCTGATGGTGACGGACCCGGCGGTACAGGCGACGACATTATCGAGCGTGGCTCACCACTCACCTCGGAGGAAGCTGATCGCTTAGACGTTGAGACCCGTGTCGAGATAGCCCAAGCAGCGCAAGCGGCTAAGGCTCAGGGTAAGTTGCCCGGTGCATTGGCTAAGATCATCGCTGAGTTGATCGATCCCGGCACACCATGGTACGACGTACTCGAGCGTTACATGACAAGCTATGTTCGTGGAGACTATTCATGGGCTCGCCCCAATCGTAGGTTCAAGGACTACTTGCCAAGCGTCGGTCGTGTCCAAGAGATGGGCGAGGTCGTCATCCAAGTCGATGTGTCCGGCTCTATTACACAGCAAGAGTTGTCGTACTACCAAGGTCACTTGGCTCGTATTCTGGAGCAGTGCAACCCCGAGCGTGTACACTTACTGTATGTAGATACAGGTGTTCGCTTGCACAAAGTGTTTGAACGTGGCGACGAATTTCAGTTAGAGTTCTACTCAGGCGGTGGCACGGACATGGAATACGGCTTCGAGTTCCTTGCCAAGGAAGGTATTGAGCCTGAGGTATTCGTCTGTTTGACAGATGGTTACACCAGTTTCAGCGAGAGTAACAGCCCTGCCTACCCTGTCGTATGGTGTATTTCTAGTGATGTGGAAGCGCCTTACGGCGACACCATCCACTTTACTATGGAAGAAACTGTATGAATGAAGACCTCAAAGGCTTAATCGATAGCTACAACTATCTATTGCAACGATGCAGTGAGGCGCTAGCGCCGGGCATGCAACAAGAGCAACGAACCCAACTAAAAGAAGCGGTAGATACCTTTCTCGAGGCATCACAAACCGACTAAACCCTACCCGCTTCGGCGGGTTTCTTACTTAATCAATCAAAGGAAATACATGGCTACCGTATACATCACACAAGAACTCTCAAGTCAAGTCTCTAGCGTTATCAAGCGCATGAGAGAAGCTGAGATCACAACCAACAACGCCGAGGTTGGTAAGCCCATCGAATTGGATACGTCAGAGTTTCTGACCAAGGCCATGTGGGGCAATCACTTGCATCTCAAAGATCAGATACCTTCAGACTGGCTGAGCATAAGCAATAGCCCAACGCTGAATGTTCATGTGCCCGTCGATGAGGCTGGCAATAAGATTGTTCACTCCATCAACTTTAGAAATCAGAATGTCCCCAATCGCCCTAACAATGATCGTTGGAATGAGCCTAAGATTAGTTGCAAGAAGGCTTACCTTGAAGCCAACGTAGACATGGCAGGTGTGCAGAATGTCTTGAACTACCTTGATCGTGTCGAGCTTAACGCAGAGATCAAGGCTCGTTGGGCTAAAGTCGAGGGTGATATCATGGCGTTCCTTGGCAAGTGCAAGTCACTCAATGAGGCACTCAAGCTATGGCCGGGCGTGAAGATGTACATCCCACGGGAATACATCGAGCGTGTGGAGCGTAAGGTCGAGCGCAAGGTTCGTGAGAAAGAAATCCTTGACGACACCCCAGTGGACACATTAACCGCAGCAGCTATTGCTGCAAGACTATCAGGGATCACAGCATGAAACACCTCAGTAAATTTGAGTTGCGTCAGAGGGCGCGCACCTTGTACAACAACGATATGGTTCCCGATCATATCAACCAACACAACCAACGCCAGTGGGTACGCGCAGTGATGCGTCTTGGTGACAAGTGGCTTGTTCGTAGGCCGATCGAGCGACGCGAAACCCCATACCCTTAAGGGTTCATCCCTATATACACACGTGGGGCTCGCCCCCACAATTCTTTCTCACCACTCATTCATTCATGGAGTATTTATGCCCGACTTAAAATCAGCCCTTTCCGCAGTAGCAAATCAAATCTCTTTCGACGACGTAGAAGAAGTCGATACAACCCCTAAGTACCCAAGCTTCTCCGAGCAACTCTTTTATTGGTTCGTGGCCAACCCTGCGTCCACAGTACAAGAAGCCAAGGTCGCTCTTAACTTAGATAGCGACGGTCCAGTCTCAGGTCGCGTCTTTCAGATGTGGTCAAAAGGCTTGCTCTCTAGGTCCGGAGGATCAGGCTCGTATCGTTACACAGCAACTCAAACTGTGTATCCCACGTTTACCATTGAGAAACGCCGGGAAATGATGAAGAAGGCCATTGAAGCACGTAAGCATAAGCCTAAGAAGATCAAGGTCAAGAAGGTAGCTAAGGTAATAAATGTCGTATCTCTACCGCCTAAAGCCGCACCGAGTCTGAACGCTAACCCCAACGCAGAACAGATCGTTAACAGTATGTCCGTTGGACTAGCCAAAGCGGTGTACTTGGAACTTAAGAAAGTATTTGAAGCATGAGCGAAGAAACAAACATCCTCGACCGCCTAACCCGCATCGAGACACGCTTAGCCAAGTTCATGGAAGCGTTTGGCCTCAATCCTTACACAGGCAAGATTGACCACACAAGAGAAAAGCAATTCAACCTACCCAAACCAAAGGAGAAACAAGATGAGCGCAGATGATATGCAAGTTGGTGGCGAACACTACCGCAATAAAGATATACAACCATGGACTGCCATGCAAGCGTGGATGACACCTGAACAATTCAAAGGGTTCTTATGGGGCAACGTCATCAAGTACATCGCTCGTTGGCAAGACAAAGGCGGTGTCGAAGACCTGCGCAAGGCACGTCACTACATGGACAAGCTGATTGAGGTGCAAGTATGAGCTTTATAAAAGGATCAAATGGCACGAGCAACGTTGACCTAAATCTAACGCCAAGAGGTAGTGGGGTTGTTACCTATAAAAGTTTATCTAACGACATGATTGTCTTTAGTGGCTTGATAGAAGTCGAGAAAGCCGCTAATGGTTTTATTGTTCGTATCGGTAGAAGGCAAGGCGAGGTAGCCACAATCTATGTGGCCAAGGACGTAGCCGAAGTCAACGGCATCATCACCGCTGAGATGGTCAAGTTTCGACTGGAGGACAAATGAAAAATAGCTACGTGTTTAGTTTGTTATTCTTAATGCTCATCGCCTTTTGGGGATGGGTCATATTCATTGTGAAAGGTAGCGTATGAACGATTTACTTTACTTTCTTGTTGCACCGATAACCGTTGCGGTACTTATCCTGCTGTATAAGATGAAGGCGACCGAGCGTGAATGGATCAGCCTAACCAAAGAAGAAATTTACCGCTTGTGGGATACCAACTCAGAAAAGTTTGGCAATGTCGAGGAGTTTGGTAGAGCCGTCGAACGCGCTATACAGGAGAAGAATCCATGAACATAACCGTGTACACCAAGAGTGGATGCCCTAACTGCGTGACGGCTAAGCAGCTATTGCAATCTAGGAACCTCCCATTCACTGAGATTGACGTAGAACTGGGTGATCGCTTTGCTAACTTTGTGGCTAATTACCCTGATGCACGTCAGATGCCACAGATATTCATTGGTGATCAGCGAGTCGGCGGGCTTGCAGGATTACAGGCGGCGTTAGACAAATTGAAATGAAAAGTAATCACAACATCATTCGAGACTTACTCAAACGACACCCCGATGGTTTGAAGTCAAGCGACATAGCCAAGTTCACGGGCATAGACAATCGCTCTGTCAACAAATCATTGGAGAGTGTCTTTGGTGTATACATCGATCGGTGGGAGAAATCAACCTACCGAAATACATTGGCAGCTATATGGGTCGTTGTCGACGTACCTGAGAACTGCCCCAAACCTAATAACACTGGAAGGAGGTCGCGTGAACGGCTTTGTGAAACGACAGATTGACATTGGTAGCAGACAACCAATACACCAACTAAAACTTTGCAACAAATGCGAAGAGAGAAGACCGCCCGAAGGCGGCATTCAATTAAACCCGAGTAGATGGTACTGTGCCTCATGTTGGGCAAAGAAAGTAACCGTTAGGAACCTAAAATGACACCTGTCTACATAGACTTTGAGACCTTTTGGTCTACTACTCACTCACTGACAAGGATGCCCCCGACAGAATACGTGATGCACCCCGATACAGAAATACAAGCGGTGGCTATCAAGGTAGCTAACTTCCCAACGGACGTGTACTTTGGCGAAGACAAAATCCGAAAGGCGTTGCATAGCCTTGACTGGCATGACAAGATTGCCATTGGACACAACATGTCCGGCTTTGATTCCATGATCCTTGCTTGGCGCTTTGGCATCAAGCCTAAGATGTGGGGTTGCACACAAGCCATGGCCATGTCCAAGTATAA